GCTAATATAATAGCAGATAATACAGGTCAAATAGGAATAGGTACTTTAACTCCAGAAGCTAAGTTAGATGTAGATGGTGGTATAAAAATAAAAAATGGAGAAAATTTAGAATGGGGAGGTACTTATGCTAATGGTTGGCCCACAATTTATGCCTCTTCAAATTATATTGTTATGGCTCCCACTGGAGCTGGTGGCGTTGGGAGTAGAGCTTTAAAAATTAACGCAACAGGAGTAGGTATTGGATTAGCTACTGATCCCACTGAAAAATTACACGTTGGAGGGAATGTACGAATTGCACCAACTGGAAGCGCTCTTTTGTTTGATACAACAGGAGCAAATTCATCTAATGGTATAAAAACAATAAATGATTATGAAAGTGTTTTGTTTAATGGAAGAGGTGCTGCTGGATTTGCGGTTATTGGAAATGCTGAGATTAGATTAGGTTTTGGTACAGCTTACACAGCTGCTCAATCAGACTTAATAATAACCCATACGAGTGGGCTTGTTGGAATCGGGGGAAATACTCCATCATATTTATTTGATGTTAGAAAGAATACTGTAAGTGGTGCAATTGCAAGATTTTCTGCTATTAATCCTCACGTTATAATTGAATCAAGTACAGCAGGTAATAGTGTTTTACATTTTAAACCAAATTTAACAAGTAGTAAATCTGGTCAATTCAAGGTAACAGCTGGAAATGGTTATAATTTTAAATGGACTAATGATGCTGCTGGTACAGGTGAAACTATTTATATGGACTTAGATACAAGTACCACAGGAGGTGGAGACTTGACAGTGAAAGGAGATATAATAGCTTATGGTGCGCCTTCTGATAAAAAGTATAAAGAAAATATTAAGCCAATTGAAAGTGCTTTAGATAAAGCAATGCAACTTCAAGGTGTTACATTCGACTGGAAAGAAAGTGATAGTATATTAGATATAAAAGAAGATATAGGTTTTATAGCTCAAGATGTTGAAAAAGTTTTACCAGAACTTGTTAGAGATAATGGTAAAGGAAATTTATCTTTAAGATACCAAGGTGTTACACCTATACTTTTAGAAGCTATAAAAGAATTAAAAGCGGAAATAGAAGAATTAAAAAAACAAATTAAATAATGGCAGTACCAACATCAGGAGCATTATCTATGGAATCTATAGCGCAAGAAGCGTTATATGGCACTTGGGGTTCAGGAACTATAACTGGACCAATTTCTATGTATGATATGATAAATGGTGGAAACGCACACGGATCTGGTAATTCTTATCCTACAGTAAATGATGACTGTACGCCTAATCCAGTTGATAGATCTTACTACCAAATTACTCTAACAGAAGCTACTTATCCTTCTACCCCAAATGTTACTGTTTACACAACAAGAAACCCTATTACAGGTTTAACAACAAATGATGTTTTATATGATTATGTAAATGGATCATATACAGCCTGGACAGGTGCTTCACAAACTAATGATTATTGGATATGGAGTCAAGGAACGTTTTTTAATAATTGTACAGACTGTCCAATTATTACAGTTAATTCATCTGGGGTAATAACTTCTACTGGTTGTTCTTGTCCTTAAAATTTAAATTATGCCTATAGCTTACCCATATAGATTTTCAGACTGGTACGGTTACGATAAAGACTGTACGCCAGTTGGACCTGCTTTTTATATGACTACTACTTCTGTAACTGGTTCTACCGCAGCATATGCGTGTAACTATATATTTGATGGGAGTTATTATGCTACACTTTATTACCACGATGGCACAGGAGCTACACCTGTAGTGGGAGACGTTGTTTATACAGATGCGGCTGGTAATAACGAATATAATCCTTCAAGCGATAGATGGGTTGGTAATGCAACTGGGAGTACTTCAGGAGGCACAGGTTTATATAGGTTTGATAGCGGAGGTGGACAAGTAGAACAATTGTACACTTGTGGTTTAAGCTCATTTAGTAGTTCTGTTGACAGCAACCCAAGTAGTGTTTGTAGTGCAACTATGAATCAAACTTACTACCATAATGGTAGTGGAACAATACCTATATCTGGCGACACTACTTATTCTTCAAACAGTGGCACATATCCTTATTTGTCAGCTGGAAATTATAAAATATCGTCAACTCAATATATTACAGTTGGATCAAATGGTTTAGTTTCAAGTATAAATACTTGTATAACAACAACATCATTTAGTTCTGGCTCAGGGCAGGCAGATACTAAGTTCATATGTACTCAATCTGTGAATACAACAAAATATCACGATGGTAGTGGTAACAACCCGACAACAGGAGATACTGTTTATGAGAATTCTGCTGGAACATCATTTACTGCAAATGGTTATTACACAATACAAAACGGAGCATCGCCTCCTGCAACAATTGGTTATTATAGAATAACTGGTGGAAGTGGAGTAGTAGCCTCATTGGGATTATGCTTTCCATAACATAAACTTAAAATTTGTATATTTGTACAAATAAATTAATTTAAAAAACAAACAATGGTAGTTACTTATAAATGGAATATTAATCAAATGGATGCTCACATTCAATCAGAGGGTGAAAGCAATGTTATTTATACTGTTCATTATACATATACAGGATCTACTATAGCTGAAAATGGAGAAACATTTTATGCACAAAGTATTGGTGCTGAAACTTACACATATGTAGCTGGAGAACCTTTTACTCCATACGAAAATACTGAAGCTTTTGAGAGTGTAGTTATTGGATGGCTTGAAGGGTCTTGTGATATACCTTCAATGCAAGCTAATATAATAGCTGGCTTAGAAGCTCAAATTGCTCCAATAAACGAAGCCTTGTATTTTTCTTGGCAAGATCCTGAACCAACACCACCTCCAGTTATAGAACCTGAAGAACCAATTGAGGAAGAAGAAGAAGTTGTTGATGGAGAGTAAATAATATTTATTATATTTGTATATAAATTTAATCTAAAATAATCTAAAATGTCAAAAAATTTAACACCAGAAGAGTTACAGAATTTACAAGCTCTTAATCAGGAATTTACTCAAGTAAAACTAAAGTTAGCTGATTCAGTTTATCAACAAGTTTTATTTACTAAAGACCTGGACACAATAAGAGAAAAGTTTTCGTCTGTTGAAAAAGAGTTGTCAGAAAAGTATGGAGCTAATTCTATTATTGATTTAGCAACTGGAGAAGTAAAAGAAAATCAACCAGCTGAAACAGCAGAGGTTATAGAATAAAAAAACATGGCAAAAATTAGCAACACATCAGCGTACCCAAATATTACAGTTATTGACTCAAATGATTATTTAATTCTTACTGATGCAGAAAATGATCTAATGACTAAGTCTTGTAAAATTTCAACGCTTTCTAATTTTATAATAGATGGTGGTGTTGTTAAATTAATTGCGCCAGATAATAGCGTTTGGAGACTTCTTGTTAGTAATACAGGAGTTCTTTCAACTGAGGCTGTTTAGCCAAATTAAAAATGGACATAAGAAAAATTTCAATTGGAGCAGACTATAAGTCTGGTGCTATGCATTACATAGTAGGTCAGGATGTTTTAGGCGGCAGTTATGGAATACATCTTATACAGCATGATGTTTCAGCAGATTCATATAAGATATGGATTATGAAAAAAGATGAAATTTTACTTTGGAAGGAATTTAAATGCACTCTACCTATATCTTTAGAATATAATATAAACTTTTAATGAAATCTCCTTACTCATTTATTGTTAAACCTTATAACAATAGAAGGTATGACAACATCAAAAACTACGGTGATGTAGAATTCATCACAAGCACTTCAGAAGAAGACCATAAAGCTTCTAATCGTTTTGCGATTGTAGTCTCTACTCCTATACATTATAAAGGCCCTATAAAAGAGGGTGACATACTTTTAGTGCATCATAACGTGTTTAAGTTTTACAACGACATGTATGGTCGTAGAAAAAGTGGTAAAAGTTTTTTTAAAGACAATTTGTTTTTTGTAGATCCAGATCAATTTTATCTTTATAAAAGTAAAGAAGAATCTAATTGGATGGGTTATAGCAAGTATTGTTTTGTAAAACCATTAAAAGCAAAAAAATCTTATCTTGATAAAAATTCTAAAAATGAACCATTAAGAGGTATTGTAAAATACATTAATAATGAGTTAATTGAAAAAGGAGTTAAAGTAGGTGATGAGGTTTTATATGAGCCTAACTCTGAATACGAATTTGTAGTAGATGATGAAAAATTATATAGGATGTTTACAAGAAATATAACAGTGGTGTTATGATAAAATTTTATCAAAACGTAATTTCTAATCCTGATTTTTATGTAGAAGAAATATTAAAAAAAGGTTTTTATGATTTGCCAGATGGAGAAAATTTATTTAAAAATGTTTGTCAAAAACATCAAGATGAATTTTATCAATTTCTTTTAAATAACGTGCCTAATTATAAAGTTGTTTTAAATTTTGTTCGTCAATCACCATTAGGTCAAAAAGAACCTAACTACATTCACACAGATGATATGATGGGTGATTTGACTGCTGTTTTGTATTTAAACAAAAAACATCCTAATGAATATGGAACAACACTATATGATGATGATGATAACAAGATATTAGTTTCCAAAGCAAAATACAATTCTGTTTTTATATTTCCTTCAAGTGTTAAGCATTCGAGAAATACATTAGATAACTTTGGTAAAAAAAACGAATCAAGATTAGTTCAAGTAGCGTTTTTAAATAAAAAAAATGAATGATTTTAAGGAAATGCTAAATGAATTAAATATTAACCTTGAAGAGTTAAATATTTACATAGAGTCAGATAAATTTAAAAAAGAAGCTGGACCTGTTGTTGATGATAATAATAAAAATTATAAAGTGTTACCTTCAAAAATAGAAGGAAAAGGAATATTTGCTTGTAAAGATTTTAATAAAGGAGATTTCATAGGCTATGGTAAGTTAAATAATACAAGAACTTTAGCAGGAAGATATACAAATCACTCTAATTTAAACAATGCTAAATTTTATTATATTAAAAAAAACAGTAATTTAGTTTTAATAGCTGAAAAAGATATTATTTCTGAAGATGAAATATTAGTTAATTACAGACACCACACCTATAATAAAGAATATTATGAGTAGAGAATGGGATTGGATGGATGATTTAGGTGAAGAAGTTTATCCAATAAAAAAAGTAAAGCGTATTAAAAATGAATACAAACGAAACAAAATTAAAAATAATAGAAGCAGGACACGAGGCGGTCAGACAACTGATCAAAGTGGCGAAGGAAGACATTATTAAATATGGTACAGATGATGAGTTAGCTGCAGATAGATTAAAAAATGCAGCTGCCACAAAAAAACTTTGTATTATGGATGCTTTTGAAATTTTAAAAAAAATACAAGAGGAAAAAGATTTATTAGAAGGAGTTGATACTAAAGTAAATAACACACCAAAAGGATTTGCAGAATCAAGATCAAAATAAAATATATATAGAACTAAAAAATATAGTTCCTAAAAATGTTTTGACTACAAAAAACAAAGCAAGAACCTGGACCTACGGTTATAATGAAAAATACAATTTTGTTGTAGTGTCTAAAACAGGTCAAATTGATCAGATAATAAATATTAGTGGTTTAAATGTTGCGCTTCCCAAAGCTCCTAAAGACATTTTTAAAAGATCTAAAAAAAAAGAAGACCAATACTGGGAGGCTAAAATATTACCAAAACAATTAACAAGAATTAAATCTATATTTCAATGGCATGATACTCCTTCGAGTTTTAAAAACGAGTGGGTAGATTATATTGAAAATGAATTTAATTTTAGAGAAGAAGGATTTTGGTTTATAAATAAAGGAGTTCCTACTTACATCACTGGAACGCATTACATGTATTTACAGTGGACTAAGATTGATGTTGGATTTCCAGACTTTAGAGAAGCTAACAGAATATTTTATATTTTTTGGGAAGCCTGTAAGGCAGACAAAAGAAGTTTTGGAATGGATTACTTAAAAATAAGACGTTCTGGCTTTTCATTTATGGCCTCATGCGAGGGAGTTAATATGGGTACAATAACTAAAGATGCTCGTATAGGTATACTTTCTAAAACTGGATCTGATGCAAAAAAAATGTTTACAGATAAAATTGTTCCTATATCTAATAATTATCCATTCTTTTTTAAACCTATACAAGATGGTATGGATAAGCCAAAAACTGAATTAGCTTATAGAGTTCCTGCTGCAAAAATTACTAAAAAAAATATGTATTTAAATGAAGAGCAAGAGCTTGAAGGTTTAGATACTACTATTGATTGGAAAAATACTGGAGACAACAGTTATGATGGTGAGAAGCTTCGACTACTACTACACGATGAAAGTGGTAAATGGGAGCGTCCTGATAATATTTTAAATAACTGGAGGGTTACAAAAACTTGTTTACGTTTAGGTAGTAAAATAGTCGGTAAGTGTATGATGGGTTCTACATCTAATGCATTAGAGAAAGGTGGTGGTAATTTTAAAAAATTATATAACGATTCTAATGTGGGATCACGAAACTCTAATGGTCAAACTAAAAGTGGGTTATATTCACTTTTTATCCCAATGGAGTGGAATATGGAAGGGTTTATAGATAGGTATGGAATGCCTGTATTTAATAATCCATCAAGTCCAGTATTAGGAATTGACGGTGAAATGATACATCAAGGAGCTATAGATTACTGGCAGAACGAGGTTGATTCATTATCTAATGACCCTGATGCTTTAAATGAATTTTATAGACAGTTTCCGAGAACTGAGTCTCACGCATTTAGAGATGAAAGTAAACAGTCTTTATTTAATTTAACTAAAATATATCAACAAATTGATTATAATGACTCATTAATTATGGGTCAAAATATAACTCAAGGATCGTTTTCTTGGCATAACGGAGTTAAAGATACCAGGGTAATTTGGACTCCAGATAAAAGAGGAAGATTTTTTGTATCTTGGTTACCAGAAATGTCGTTACAAAATAAAGTAACAATAAAAAATGGGAGGAAATATCCAGGGAACGAACACATTGGATCGTTTGGTTGTGACTCTTATGATATTTCTGGAGTTGTTGTAGGGAAGGGATCTAATGGTTCTTTGCATGGTATGACAAAGTTTAATATGGATAACGCTCCAAGTAATGAGTTTTTTTTAGAATATATAGCACGTCCTCAGACTGCAGAAATATTTTTTGAAGAAGTATTAATGGCTTGTGTGTTTTATGGGATGCCAATATTGTGTGAAAACAATAAACCTCGATTACTCTATCATTTTAAAAATAGAGGTTATAGAGGGTTTAGTACAAATAGGCCTGACAAAACATTTAATAAATTATCCAAAACAGAAAAAGAATTAGGTGGTATACCAAATTCAAGTGAGGATGTAAAACAATCTCACGCTTCTGCAATAGAATCTTACATAGAAAAGCATGTAGGTTTAGATTTAGTTCAAAATTATAGAGATAGTGATGAGATGGGTGTAATGTATTTTCAAAGAACATTAGAGGATTGGGCAAAGTTTGATATTAACAATAGAACTAAGTTTGATGCTTCTATAAGTTCAGGGTTAGCAATCATGGCTAATCAAAAACACTTGTATACCCCAGCTAAAGAAAAATCGAAAATAAGCATTAACTTTGCAAGATATAATAATAAGAATTCAGTTAGTCAATTACTTAATAAATGAAAGACGTAAAGATACAAGTAAATGCCTCTGCATTTCCAGACCAATTTGTTTCAGATTCTGTTAAAGACACAATGGAGTTTGGACTACAGGTTGGGCAAGCAATACAATACGAATGGTTTAGGAGAGATAGTGGTTCTTGTAGGTTTTACTCACAATGGGGTGATTTTAACAGACTAAGACTTTATGCTCGTGGAGAACAATCAGTTTCTAAATATAAAAATGAATTAGCAGTAGATGGTGATTTATCTTATTTAAATTTAGATTGGACTCCAGTACCTATAATACCAAAATTTGTAGACATTGTAGTTAACGGAATGAACGATAGGCTTTTTAAAGTAAAAGCTGTTGCTCAAGATGCATTGTCAGCAGAAAAAAGAAATGAATATCAAGAAATGGTTGAAGGTGATATGCTTGCTAAACCATTACTTCAACAAATTGAATCTGATTTTGGTATTGATGCTTTTCAAACAAAAGAAGAAGATTTACCAGAAAATGATGCAGAGTTAGAGCTTTTCATGCAAATGAATTACAAGCCAGCTATTGAGATTGCAACAGAAGAAGCTATAGATACTTTATTTCAAGAGAGTCATTATAGTGACACTCGAAAGAGAGTTGATATGGATATTACTACTTTAGGTATTGGTATGGCAAAGCATCTTTTTATGCCAGGTGAAGGTGTTAAAGTTGAGTATGTTGATCCTGCAAATGTGGTTTATAGCTATACTGAAGATCCTTATTTTAAAGACACATTTTATTGGGGCGAAATAAAAACAGTTCCAATAACTGAATTAATAAAAATAGATCCTTCTTTAACTAACGAAGATTTAAAAGAAATTTCCAAGTACAGTCAATCTTGGTATGATTATTATAATTCACAGCAGTTTTATGAAAACAGTATGTTTCATAGAGATACAGCTACCCTATTATATTTTAATTATAAGACCACACACACTTTTGTTTACAAAAAGAAAAGTATGTCTGATGGTACATTTAAAACTGTTGAGAAGGATGATCAATTCAATCCTCCACAAGAAATGATGGATGAAGGAGGTTTTGAAAAAGTAACTAAAACTATTGACGTATGGTATGATGGTGTTATGGTTATGGGAACTAATATAATGCTCCAGTGGAAGCTTGGAGAAAATATGGTAAGACCAAAATCATCAAGTCAGTATGCAATGCCTAATTATGTTGCATGCGCTCCAAAAATGTACAAAGGTCAGTTAGAATCTTTAGTTAAAAGAATGATTCCTTTTGCTGATTTAATTCAGATTAGTCATTTAAAAATACAACAAGTAGTTTCAAGAGTAGTTCCAGACGGTGTTTTTATTGATGCCGATGGATTGAATGAAGTTGACTTAGGAACAGGAAACGCATATAATCCAGAAGATGCTTTAAGACTTTATTTCCAGACAGGTAGTGTTATTGGTAGAAGTTATACTCAAGATGGAGAATATAATAATGCACGAGTTCCAATTACTCAATTAACGGCTAATAGTGGCGCAAGCAAGATGCAAATGCTTATTGGCAACTACAATCATTACTTAGATATGATTAGGTCTGTGACAGGATTAAATGAAGCTCGTGATGGTTCAAGTCCAGACCCTAACTCTTTGGTTGGCGTTCAAAAATTAGCTGCATTGAATTCAAATGTAGCAACAAGACATATATTAAATGCAAGTTTATATATAACAAAAACTTTAGCTGAATGTTTATCAATAAGAACAGCAGATGTTTTAGAGTATGCTGATTTCAAAGATGAGTTTGCTATGCAAATTGGTAAATATAATTTATCAATATTAGAAGATATTAAAAGTTTGTATTTACATGACTTTGGAATATTTATAGAGCTGATGCCTGATGAAGAACAGAAGGCTATGTTAGAACAAAATATACAAATGGCTTTATCTAAAGAAAATATAAGTTTAGAAGACGCTATAGATATTAGAGAAATTTCTAATATAAAAATGGCTAATCAATTACTTAAAGTAAAAAGAAAAGCTAAACAAGATAGGGAGCAGCAGCAGCAAATGCAACAACAGCAAATGCAGGCACAAATGCAAATGCAAGCACAACAGGCTCAAGCTCAATTAGCAATGCAGACACAGCAGGCTGAAACACAATCTAAAATGGCTTTAAAAGAAGCAGAGGTTGGTTTTGATATACAAAAATTGCAAAGAGAAGCAGAATTAAAACAACAGTTAATGCAAGTAGAATTCCAAATGCAAATGCAGTTAAAAGGAATGGAAAGCGAAAATTTAAAGTCAAGAGAAAACGAAAGAGAAAAAGCAAAAGACAAAAGAATAAGTCAGCAGTCTACTCAAACGTCTAAAATGATAGAACAAAAAAAGAGAGACTTACCAGCAATAAACTTTGAATCTAACGAAGACAGTTTAGATGGTTTTGATTTAGCTGAATTTAACCCAAGATAAATATAAGTAATGATAGAAAAGTCAGCAGGCCCACAATTAAATCAAGTAAGAGATGATTTTAATAAAAGGGTAGGTAAAAAAAGTATGCTTGGTAGAACCAAAAAAGTACAATGGGAAGCAAGGAGGCGTTTCTCGAATATTTAAAATAGCTAAAAATTTAATTAAAATAAATATTAACTTTGTTAAAAATATAATCAAATGGAATTTAAAGTAAAAGCAGTAGACGCAAACGTTGAAGAAAAATCAAGGGCGCAAGTTGAAGAAGCATTATTAAAAGAACATGCAGAACAATTTGAAAACCAACAGGATAATTCTCAGCAAGCAGAAAAAGTAGACTTAAGTCAAAATGAAAATTCAACTACCGAAGAAACATCGGTTGATGAAACTAAAATCGAAGAAGCGTCCACGCCAGAGTTTGGCGATGATGATGTTCTTTCGTATATAAAGAAAAGATACAATAAGGATATAAATTCTATTGATGATTTGTTTGAGGAAAAAAAATCAAACGAGGAATTACCAGAAGATGTATCTGCGTATTTGAAGTACAAGCAGGAAACTGGTCGTGGAATTAATGACTTTTATAAATTACAAAAAGACATTGATGCGATGGATGACAATGCTGTACTTGCTAATTATTATGAATCTACTGAAGATGGTTTAGATTCTGATGATATTCAAGACATTATTAATGACAAGTTTTCATATGATGAAGACTTAGATGATGAGAAAGATATTAGAAAAATAAAATTAGCGAAAAAAAGAGAACTTTCTAAGGCAAAGAAATTTCTTAATGAACAGAAAGACAAATATAAAATTCCTCTTGAGTCAAGTGGGGGTGGGTTGTCAGAAGATCAGGAAGAAAGCATCGAAGCTTATAAAAAGTATATGGAGGAATCTAAAAGTATTGAAGATTTAAACAAAAAGAGGTACAGTTATTTCTTAGATAAAACCGAGTCGGTTTTTAACAACGAGTTCAAAGGTTTTGAATTTTCAGTTGGTGAAAAAAATATTTCTTTTAAACCAGGAGATGCACAAGAATTAAAAAATGTTCAGTCTGATGTTAATAATTTCATTAACAAATTTATGGACAAAGATGGTTTAATTGCTGATCCTGTTGGATATCATAAGGCCTTTTCGGTAGCTATGAATCCTGATAAATTTGCAAAGCACTTTTACGAACAGGGAGTTGCAGCAACCGTTGATAATGTTTCAAGGAAATCAAAAAACATTAACATGGATGTTAGACAACAATCTCAATCGGTTTCCAAAAATGGAATTACGATTAGACCTATGGGTGTAAGCAACGATAGTGGAAGAGGACTCAAAATTAAAAGTAGAAAAAATAATTAAAAAATTAAAAATTAAAAATTATGGCAGTAAATGTAACACCAGGATTTGACTTGCAGCCAAGTGCGCAGCAAACTCCTTTATCAACAAACTACATAACTAACTTTGATTTCTTGAACCAATATCTTCCAGATGTTCATGAAAAGGAATTTGAGCGTTATGGAAACAGATCAGTAGCATCATTCTTAAGAATGATGCTACTGA